AGATTATCTAAAGCTTTGGATAAACCAACCACAGAAGGTCTAAGATTATTATCAGAGCTTCCTTCCAATATCAAGAATATATTACGCAAATTCGTCCCAGCCTCACTAGCTTCCGTTATCTTAGGGGCGATAGTCTCAATAGCGGCTACAAGCTCATTGTATTTAACACCTACGGAATTAGCAGCACCTCCGGATTTCTCTATAGCCTTGGATAAATATTGTATATCAGCCGATCCCGCTTGCGATGCAGCCGCCAATATATTAATATATTCACCTGCCACATTAGCACTCTCACCCATTTGGTTTATAGATCCAGATAAAGCTTTTGCCGCAGATGGGACATCCATACCCGCAGCTTCGGCTAAGATAATGGCTTGTTTCGTGACCTCGTTAAGCGCCTCTCTATTTTTCAATAATTCAGGCTGTTGTGAACCTATCAATTTGTAAGCCTCAACTACTTGCGATGCTGTTTGTGTAGATGTAGATCCTAAATCAATAGCAGCTTTCTTGAAATACTCCATATCCTTAGCCCCAAGTCCGGTTAAAGATCTAAGACCTGACAATGATTTCTCGAACTCCATGCTTTTCTTGGTAACGTCCATAAGCGCAAATGAGATGCCGCCAAGAGTGGCAAAACCTTTTGTCATGCTAACGATTGACCCTCCAACGGACTCTGTCACCTTCTTGAAATCAGAGACCTGTTTCCTTGTCTTATTTATAGACCTGTCAAACTCATTATTCTTGAACAGGATTCTTACGAATAGATCCGCCGCCATTATTCTTCAATTTTACAAATTCATTTAACATATAGCTCAATCTCTCACGCTCTTCCTCTGGCATCTCCATGCTGTCATTCTCATCCCAAGGGAAGGGCATCATATCCTTTATATCTATACGTTTGCTGCTATTTACTTGGGCTATCGTATAAACCAATTGACGGGTTTGATTCCAGCTCTCTATGTACTTCTTATGGATACCTTCCATACAAGCGTCAATCTCATATGGTTCCATATCATCAAGCACATAGGCCGGATCAAGCCCGCCAACAAAAACCAAGGCTTGGAATATATCCTTACCGCTTATTCTTTTTTTTTATCGTCATTATCAGCGTTATCCGTATTTTCCAATATCTCCTTCCTCTTGTTGTACTCTACGGACCATTTCAAAAAATCAAGATATATAGACTCGTCATCGCACAATATGTCGGTAAAAGCCTCCAAGTCCATAGTGAAACCCTTATTGTACGCTAACAATACAGAATAAAAGAACACGATATTCTCAAACGTCAACATGTCATCGCCGATATTCTTTCCCATGATCTTCTCGTAAATCATTCGGACGCGAAGATTATATCCAAGGCGATACTCCTTATCTTTTATAGTGATCTTATCTTCCATCATGATCAAGATCTCTTGAGCAACGGGCCTTTGCCCTTAAATGTAGCGGAATAAGTGGCCTTGTCGTTATGGGCGGCATTGGCCGTGATAGAGGTGATACATACGTCTCCCTCATATCCTCCAGACCCAATAGTCCATCCTGCGGAAGGTTTGCCCGTCTTAGATCCTGCCTCGGCCGTGACAGCGAATGCCACATGAAGTACTTCTCCCGATAAAAAAGCGTCAACCAGACTATCATAGTCTGCCTCTATCATCATCGAGTCAGCTTGAATATCCCAGCTGATTTGCCCAAGCTCAGTATCACCATATTCTCCAGTATCCTTGTTGGAGATATCAA